GATCATAAAATTGAATGGGAATATTGAATGAATCAACGGTGTATCCTCTGTTTCTTCACTGACTTCTATAGGAGGTATATAAACAAATACCAGGTCTTTGCCTTCTGTAAGATTAGGAATATATAAATCGTTATTAACTGCGAACAGATTACCGAATATGAATGCGCAAGGTCTTGATAAACCTTCTGCAACTGATTGAATGGTTGAAACTATCAATTATAATTCTCTCTTGACTTATGGGCCATTATGGTGAAAACTTTCGAACAAGAAGGCCAAGCCCAGCGCTTTTCATTCTCGTCTTTTACTTCACTCATATTACCTTCGCGTAACAAAATAACGTAAATTTTATCATTATAAGAAAACTTAGTACCAGTGGGCAATGCTTCTAGTTTTGTCATTCTTTTACTTGATTCATTGCCCTATCAATCTGCCTAAATCTTTCGTTATATTCAGCTCGTTCTTTCAATTTAAATGCCCAATGCAAAACATCATCTGTTTCCTTTTGCCATACTAAATCAGGATCTAATCCAAAAGTTATCGCCATAGGTTCTATTAAGTCTGTGGCAGTGTATGGAGCAAGTCTCTGACTTTCCGCCAATTGAGCAATAGAAGCACGTTTTGCATTTTCCTCCGTATCATCCGGTTTAAGCTTGGCATTAATCCCTTCCCATAATTCCGTAGCTGCCTTAAGAAAAAAAAACCAATTGGATAAACTTCGGTTATCGGTAATTGCAGGATTTCTTTCTCGTATTCCTTTGCTCTATGAAAATCAAATAATGATTCTTTCAAACCATACTTAACTTTGTCTAACATTGGCTGAAGATAGATAGCTACAACGATACTTAAGGCTTCATTTGGATCTTTAACGTTCTGCAATTTTTGTCTAACGTGTATGTTCTGGCCTATTTTAAGTCTGCCTAAGTCTTTGGGGAATTCGATTACTTTGTCCAGAAGTTTGATCTTATTAGGAACCGGTAGCTTTGTAAAATCCATTGGCTCCAGATAAACGAATCGGGTACATTCCCAAATAGCCGCTTCTAAATCCAAATCATCTTCTTCAGGATTAATTTCCATTCCAATCATAATGTTGAATAGCTTCAATACCGATCGGTCTTTAATATCCTTTTCTGGCTCCCATTGGCCTATAATTTTCTGGAATGTTTCAGTAGAACATGAAGCCCAAGAATTAGGTACTTTTATCTTCTCACCGGATGTAAGGCGGATAGCTACCATACTTCTGATAAGTATTTGAGTTCTAACGACCCATCAATATTTACTTGATATATATACCAAGTAGGCTTATCTGGAACAAATGGCATATTACCCATTAATAGCCTATATCTAGGCTTGATAATTAGTAAGCCCTTTACCATAATCCCCAAGTCCAAACAATCAACCACCACCAAAGACGAATAAACATGACAACAGCAAATGTAATCACTGCGAACCCAGGAGCGAAGGCAAGCAACCCGACAAGTCCGCCTAATATCCTACCATAATTTTTAAATAAATCTTTCATTTTGTGTGAGTTTGTCCGTAAACATCTGAATCTGAAATTGATGGGAAATTTGGTGAATACCAAGGATTTAAACCATTAAAGATAAATGGGCTGTCTTTACGTCTTTCGTAAATATTAGTCATTCGCTCCATTGCTTCGCGCTCAACTCTTTGGCGGGTTGATTCTGTATATTTAAACGATTGCGAAATACCCAAATCTTTTGAAGGGAAACATTGTTCAGTAAATTTGGTTTTGAATAACCTAGTATTTAATGGAGCCGTGCAAATATCATTTCCGTCTCTATCGGTCATATAACTCTTATTTTACTTATTCTCAACCTATCAAGACTATAGCGTATGGCATCAATCGCGTGATTAAATTGATCAATAGGCTCCTCAGTCGGGTTTTTAAATTGATCCAAAGCATAAGCATAGTTTTCGTATTCATTCCAAATGTCGGTAGAATTTTCGGTTACATGGACTTCATATTGCTTTAAATATTTCACACTTGAAACTACAGATTCTTTCTTGCAGGCTATGAAATTCCAACCCTTGCGCTTCATGTCCTCTATGTCCTTTGGCTGGGCATTGTCGGCCACGATAGGCGCCCGCTTAGGAATACCCAGTCTAAGTAGCTCATCGTTTAAATCATCGTTGGTAAGCCCTCGTTTGTAGATTACTTGTTCCACCCAAAGGCTTCGGTTATGATTCTCACATTCAACCAATGCCAATGGATCTCCACTGAAGTTCCAATCTAATCCGTAGAACTTGGGCCATATCCCAGGCATACAAGGCGCTTGCTTCCAGTTCTTGAAGATCCTACCTCTTACACCTTCACTTATCAATCCTTCTACCATTTGATAGTAATACTCGGGATCGTCCTTCAAGTATTGGTTTAAGTTGTTTATGAATGAAGTATTAAGGTTATCTATGTTATCGCGATATGTACTGAAGATCGCCAATAAGCTAGGCACTGGCTTTGGAACTGCCTTAAAATAATTCTCTATGTGAGCCGGTTCAAGTGTAAACCATTTCTTCCATATCCAATGGCCCTTGGGCGGAGGATTGAATATACCGATAAGCTGAATATCTTCGGTCTTGGTCGTCCGCAAGGTATCGTCAAGCTGTTTAAAATCAGCCTCGCTAATCTCTTCCATCTCCTCGACTAGCACATGGGTGGCCCCCGCTAATGACTTTAACTTCGCTGTTTGTTTTTTAGATGCTTTCTTGAATCCTTTTGATACAATGGTATTCCCTGTAGGAAGAAAGGTGGCTGTCATTTTGCTTTCGTCAAGTTGGAAGAGTTCCGTAAGTTCCGCCTCTTCGATCCTGTCTTTAATGTCGAGCCAAAGGCTTTCTCGTATATCGCCAAGGACTTCGCGCATAATATATCCTCTGAAGTAACTGGGCTGTGTGACCAAGTGGATGAAATACTGAGTACATGTAAAAGAACCGCCCCGTCCACGACCGCCCCAAATGAGGATGTGCCTTGCTTTGGTGAAAAATATCGGTTCGTAGATTTCATTGAACTCAAGGCTTATTGGCATATCTTTAAAAATTGCCGTTCTCTCACGGCTGTCACGACACACTTATTTTGTTTCAATAACTGGAGGCATCGTTCGAACCATACATCTTAAATATCATTTTTCTTTCTTATACCTCTTGAAAACAATCTCCTTTGATAGCGTCCCGTCTGTATTGCTCAGGTCTATCCCCTGCTTAGGCAGGCTTTCGATGTGGTTTTTAATAAGCTCGAATGAGCGATCATTGCCTCGTCTGGCCTTTTGAATCTGCTTTAGAACGATTATATCGGCTAATGGCATCTTTTCCTTCGCGCCTATCTCTGGATTTTCTTCTTCCATCTCAACAGATAACCACTTTCTTATGATTGTTTTAAATGAAAGTGTGCCGGGTTTCTTGCCTGGACTTGCTTTATTGCCTTCTTTGAATTGATGCTCCTTAGGAGGGTCTTTGTAGGCCATAATTACCGATAAATTACCGTCTATTTAACATAATGTTTCACGTGAAACTCTTGTACTTGCTTAACTAATGCATCGTGCAATGTTTCAGGAATGCCTTTTGCTTTTGCCCATTCCCTTAATAGATATTCTGGCGGTTTCCTGCTTTCGCGTTGGTCTACCCATTTGGTAATTTTTGGGAATCTTGATTTGAATATTATTTCCATGTAGGCTCATTCTCTTGAATACTCAATATACTCTTAAGCCCGTCTATTGTCTTATGAAGGCCCTGCCAAAGCTTCTCAGCATATTCTAAGTTCTGTTGCTCGTCTATTGTATTAGCGTCTAATTTGAACTTTAGCATTCGGCTGTTAAGATCAGGATATTTTCTGAGAGTTAACGCTTTGGACCGCTCTAGATCCCCCTTACAGATAGATTGATATTTAGCTGCCATGCCTACTGCATTAAGACAATCGTTTAATTTCTTTTCACACCCTTCACGGTCGGAATAATCTACTTTTGTATTAAGGGCTGCCTCTATTAAGTTTTTCATAAAAGGAATGAATTGTCTTTATTGCGCACATCATCCCCGAATCGTTCATATAAAATACCTCCCGGAGTTGGTAATTTTTCAAACTGTTCAAAATCTTTATCGCTAACCATCAAAATAGGTTGACCGTCTTTAATAATCGGATTTCGCATAACTTTCATTTCTGAAAACCAATGTGGTTTACAATTGTCCAGCTTATCCTTTATATTCTTCAGATCTTCGATAGTCATAGAAATTGATCTTCTCATAAATGCGCGAAGCCAAGAGCTTTCACCCCTGGCTTCCGTTTAATTCCTACCGTCCTTGCACCGGATTTGTCATTTTTAAAGCGTTGATTGCTGATATCATGATACGAAATTAAGTTATTGCCAGTTATTTTCAAAACTTGGTTCGCTTGCTATTCTTCTGAACGTCAATCAATCCAGGTATATGAAACCTCTTAGGGTAATAAGCCGGTTCCATTTTACCGTAAACATATCCTAAATCCCTTCCCGATGTGCATGACGAAAAAAGGAGTGCGCACCCTAAATACGCACCCCAAAACCACCTCAATAAACTATGAAAACGGATATTTTTTAACATATAGTTGGCCCAATCTGGTAAATAGGATAGTGAGGAATAAATTGAGGAAACTGAGGATAAACGGGATATGGAATGTATTGAATATGTTTGTCCTCCATTAAAAGAATAACCAATTCTTCCTCATCGATAGCCTTTTCTTTTAAAAGCCTTCCTAATATTTCTGCTTTAGTTTTCATTTCTGTTCAAGTGATTTAGCCCCTTCAATTAACTTTGGCCTTTCTTCTTTTAAAGGCGCTGGCCATTGTGACAATATACCAAAAACTGTTTTCATTATCTCGTTTAGCTTCTCTTGTAAGTCCATAAATTAAGATTTTAGTTCAAGTAATTCGGGATGTTTTGATTTGAAATGACCCTGAAGGTTTGTAAAAGTTCTGTTGCAGCATGGGCAAACACCATTTTTTACCCGATTAATTATTTTAGTTTTAGCTGCCTTTTGCGATCGGACTGAATAATTTAACTGCTGTATTTGATTGGCTTTATTATTAATAATCTCATCCTTTAAATTGATTCTTCTTTCAAGTTTTTCAATTTGTTCTTTGAGTTCTGAGTTTCTAGGCTTAGTGAAAACTCGTTGGCATCCATTCGGGCAAAACCAATGCGCACCGGTATCTAAACAATATTGATATTTCTCTTTGCTGATTCCATAGACCGCACCACATGAGCATTCCATTGGTTTAAGCTCAACAGTAACCTCAGTATGTACAACAAAACTCATATTGTTTTTAATTAAGTGGTAAGATTATTTTAATCGTATTCAGATTCATTGTCTTGTAATCCCAAACGGTATAAATAGAACTTTCGGAGTAATCAAACTCAGATCTCAGGGTCTTACCATCCGTGATGAATCCCCATATTCCCGTAAATCGTCTCTTAGGCGCTGGCGACATCAATACCGTCATAGGGTTCTCTACTGTCCAAAGATCGAAAGTGGGGTTCATTTTACTTTATGTTTTCTTAAAGCATTTTTGTAATTTATTGCCCAAATTTCTTCGCCATCAATCCAAAATTGTATTAATCCCTTTGGACGATGCGGTAAATCATTTCGTCCAGAATTAATATTTATTGGCTTAGGCGCACCAAATCCGGCCCCAAAATCTTCGGCCATTGCCATTGCTGCGATTATTCCTGTCATTAAAAGTGATCTGTCTTTCATATCCCTGTTCAATTAAGGGGAGGCACATTACACCTCCCCAAGTTTAAATTTCCGGTCTTTCTCCGGATCGGCTGTCAATCGGGCGGGAAGGCCAAATAAGGTTTTGCAGTGGCTTTCATTGGCGTTACCACAACCTAAACTCTCAGTCCCTGTTTGCCCTAGCGAGTATATCAAATTAATTGCTTTTCCTTGATCTTAAAAGTCTTTTTGATGGCGGCCCGAACAAGCTTCGAAACCGTCACATCCTTTTCTTTTGCCCGTTTTTCAAGAAATTCCCGCGTTTCTGGGTCAATTTCAACGGTTAGTATATCTCGTTCGCGCTTCATGGGCGTAAATATAAGTATTAGTTTGGTATTGCAAACACCCTACAAAAATATTTTAAAAATAATTTCACTTTTCTTTGGTGTGTATTATAAATGTCATACTTTTACATCAAGTTAAACGATTCACAACAACTAAAACAAAACGCCAAATGAAACCGATCATAACAGAATATAGAGGACATTTCTTTCAAACTGTTAAAAAATCTGATTCTTATGTTACTTATTCATTCTCGGATAAGAATCTTACAAATTCGGTTAAGGCAATGACAGCTTCAGGATTACATGAAGGTGCAGAGAAAAGTATCGAAAAATCCAAGGCGAAATTAGATTCACTTTTAAAATGACGGGCCTTATAACACACGAAGAAAGCCAAATAGTGGCAAATGCTTTTAATGAAAGAGGCCATTGGTTTTGTTCGAATGATATTCAGGAAACTTTAGGCAATAGACCGGACCGGCATTATAAAGGCGATTGTTTTTACTGCATCCGTGAATTTAAAAAAGAAAACGGACTTGATTTTTTGGGTTGTCATCCTGATTGTACTTTTTTAACAAACTCGTCAATTGGATGGTTAGTCAGGAAAAAGCCAACTAAAGGTTACGAATGGAGTGTAAAACATCAACGCTTTGTTAATTGGAAGCGTTGGGAACTAATGGATATTGCCGCGCATCATTTCATTCAATGTTTGGAAGAAGTTAAAAAAGTCGGTAAGGGATACGTTGAAAATCCAATCATGCACCCATATGCAATGGGAATAATCGGAATACAACCCACACAGATTATTCAGCCTTGGATGTTCGGACACATGGAGCAAAAAGCTACTTGCCTTTGGATAGTTGGACTTCCTGAAATAAAGGAAACAAATAATGTCTATGCCGAAATGATGAAATTAAAACATAGCGAACGAAATAGAATTCATTATTTACCACCTTCAAAAGATCGTGCTAAATTAAGAGCCAGAACAC